GTAAATCTGCTGCTGGGTCAGCGTCTGGCCGGTCGGCTGGTCGGTTTCCGGGTCGCGCATCGGCACCACCCCGGCGGGCTCGTAGCTGATGGAGCAGCCCGGCACTTGTTGCCGCGTCTCGTCGCCGTTGATCGTGACCACCTCTTCGAGGAAATCGATGCGCGGCACCTCGTGGCGCGCGTGCTCAATCACGGCCCGGAAACAACGCTGCCACTGCGTGATCGTGTGCACGGTCTGCCGGTAGTCGGCCATCACTGCATCCCCTCAGGCTGGGCCATCACCGGCGCGGTCGGCATCGCGCCGTCAATGGCGGCTTCCAGGCCTGCATCCAGGCCCTGCGCCAGCTGCAGCGCGTTCACGTCGCCGCGCTGCGCCAGGGCAAGGTAAATCTGCGCCTTCAGCTGCCGCACCTGTTGCCGCTCTTGGGCAGCGATGCGGGCCATTTCCAGGCGTTCCGTGCGCTCAGCTTCTTGCGCCTGTAGCTGCGCCTGTAGCTGCGCCTTCTGCGCCTGCTGCTCGCCTTCGGCGCGCTGGCGGTTGATGTCGACCTCAGCCTGCGCTCGGGCTTTGCTGTTCTCCAACTCGACTTCCATGCGCATGCGGGCGGCTTCCTGCTGGCTCTCGGCTTGGAACTTCTGGGCGTCGGCTTGGAGCTCCATTTCCTTGACCATCACCTGCGGCGGCTTGTTCTGCGGGTTCGGCGGCGGCGGATCGGGGAAGTAGTCGACCCCGTCACCCAAGCCCACCGCGTCGCAGAAGTCCCGCGCACTCGCCACAGCGGCCTGCGGCGGCAGCATGCCGGCCTGCACCATCGGCGCTTGCATGCCGTGCACGGTCTGCAGGGCGACGGCCTTCTTGTCCTTGCTGCCGGTGCCCAGGCCCACGTCCACGTCGATGTCGAAGCCTTCGCACCACTCGCGCGGGTCGACCTCGAACCACTGGCCGTCCATCAGCTCGACCAGCTCGGGGATGTCCTGATACCGGCCCATGCACTTGAGCATCAGCCGGTACATCTCGCGCACGGACTGCGCCCACACGCGGGCGATGAGTTCGGTGCGCTGGTCGGCCTTCTCCGTGATGAGACTGACGCCCGTCGCGGTCGGATTCAGCGCGTCGGGCGACATGCCCTGGCTGTAGCGCGTGAAGCCCGTGCGGCGCTCGCGCCACTGCTCGCCCCACTCGATCATTTGCCACGCGCCCGGGTCCAGGCCGCCCTGATCCATCGGCCGCACGGCATCCAGCGTTTTCATGCGCACGACGCCGCCCGGCCGGTTGTTCAGCAGGTCGTCGAGGTTGACCTGACCGTCCACGATGGCCGTGCGTTTGTTGACGGACAGATAGATGTTGTCCATCAGCCCGCGAATCAGGCTCGTCCCCAGGCGCTGCGGCTGAATGGCGAAGTCGGCCGGGCACTGCCCGAAGAACACATGCGGGTCAGGCACCGGGCAAAAGAACACGTAGGGGTGGCCGTCGACCTTCTCGTCCTCCATCACCGTGCCGCCGATCATCAGCACGCGGCGCCACTCCGGCACGCCGTCGTCGTCCTGATCGAGCTTGATGTAGCACTCCGACACCAGATAGCGCTGCAGTTCGCCGTCGCTCTCGTCGGTCCAGAACGGCGACTGGCTGGAATGACGCTCGATCATTTCCATGTTCCAGTGCTCGCCGCCTGAAGACACGCCATCCAAGTCGTAACCCTCGGCCTCCAGGTCGGCGCGCGTCTCGTAGCGCTCCTGCGCCACAAAGGGCACGTCCTGGCCGTAGCGGGCACGGCGGTGAATCCGCATCTCCTCCGGCGGCACCGGCTCCACCTTGCACCGGCCCTTGCGCAGCGTGCGGCGGATGCGAAGGTCGAACACCTCGACCGGCATCGGCTCGCCTTCCGGCGCCTCGACCTCGACCATGCGCGAGGCCTGTTCAAGCACCTCGACGCCCTCCTCGCCCATCAGGTCTTCCACCTGAGTCGCGGTCAGCCCGCGATAGGGCTCCTCGCTCGATTCGGGCGACTTGTCCCAATAGACCTTGACCGTGCCGACTTTCTGCACAAGGGCGTCCTTGCCCCACGTGTACAAGGTCATGAACCCGGCGTTCTGCTCCCAGAACTTGTGCGTGAGGTAGCTCTGCGCCAGCTTCGCCGCACCGGCATAACGCGGGTGCTTCGGCTTGCACTGCATGCTGTCCTTGCTGGTGGCGAACACGCGCACCAAGCTCGGCAGCATCCACTCGACGGTGTCGGCAACGTCAGTCGCAACGATGCTCGACCGGTCCGGCACGGCCGGCGGGGAAAGCTCGCCCTCGGCCTCGGCCCGGTAGAACTGCAGGTTGCGCAGCCGCTTGAGGGCGATTTCGCTGTCGGGCGCCCCCAGCGCCTGGCGGAGCTCCTTATGCAGCAGCGCGGCAAGCTCGGGCTTGCCGTACTTTTCTTTCTTCGCCATGGGTTACGCGCGCCCGCCGCTGTTAGACGCGGGAGCAGCGCGTCGGGCTCGATGTCCACGTCGCGCGCTGCGGCCCATTTCCCGGTGGGTCACGCTCGCCGGGGGCTGCAGCATCAGCAGCCCTTGCGCTTTCCGAGGCCGGCAATGAACGCAGCCATAAGCCTCAAGTAAGCATCGACAGTGATTTTCTTTTTCGTCGCCATGCAGTCCTCGCCGGAAATGAAAAAGGCCCGCCGGGTTAGGGCGGGCCTCGAAGGCTTGAAGGTTTCGCGCTGGCTATGCGGCCTGCCGAGTCGGCATCCGCAGGCGCTGGCGTCTCCAGGTGCAGGCAGTGTGCCTCATTTTTGGGCAGGGTGTCAAGACCTCGCGAGCATCTGGTACAGGTTCCACCAGATCCGCAGCCCCAACAAGTGCCGCTCAGCCGACAGCCGCGCAGGCGCACCCAGCAGCCGCAGCTGGTGCCCGATGGACTGCCGCCGCGGCACGTACAGCACCGACAGCACGGCACGCTCGGAGTCCGGCACCCGCACCAGCGCCCTCTGTGCGGCCACGCGCTGGGCTTGCGTCAGCGGCACGTCGGCAGGCGTGCGGCGCGATTCCAAGGCCTCGATACCGCTTGCACGGTAGCGGCCCTCGGCGCTGCCGCACGTGCGAGCACCGCGCCCGGTGTTGGCTGCCCACCGGCCGTAGCGCGTGAGGATGGCATCAGCCTCGTGCAAGCCTTCGGGGATGTCGGCGGCGTAGTCTTGCACCTGTGCACTCATGCGATGCGGCCGAGGCCGGGATAATTGATCGGGGCGCCCCAGGTCGCCGTCGGCGGCTCGTGGGCCACGCACATGAGCGCAAAAGCGTCCGCGCCGTGGCTAGACCAATCGTGCATCGGCCCCAGGCCTATGCCGCGCTCGTCGTCGCGCTTCTCCTGATACCAGGCCAGCGCCTCAAGCCCAGGCCCGCACGTCGGCTCGTGAATCCAGATGCTCGGCCACAGGCGCCTGGCCTCCTGAATGCGCGCCATCGCCGCGCCCTTGCCCTGATTCGGCACGACGGTGACCGTGTAGCCCGCCTCGCGCAGCGCGCTGGCGTAGCTCACGTCGTACACCTTGTCCTGCGTGTCGCCGTCGTGCGGAAGCCAAATGTCGGTGGTCTTCGACGTATGCCCACGGTTCGCCAGCCACTGCAGATGCGCGCTCACCGGCTGGCCAACGGCTTCGTAGTAGTCCAGCACGCGAATCTGCAGCCCCACAAACTGCGCGATCCAGATGGCAAAGGCGTCGGCCTTGGCCCCGGTGCCGCCGATGTCGACGAATGCCCGCTTGCGCATGATCGGGTCAGCCGGGACTACCCCGATTCGGCCCTCCTCTCGCGCCTTGAGGATGTAGCTGGCGAAGTACGCGCCCTCAACCACGCGGAGATAGTCGCCTTCCCAGACGTGCGGGTAGCTGCCCGGACGCATCTCCATGTCCTCGCGGCGCTCGCGGTCGAGCTTCGCCGGGAACCGCGGGTTGTCGCGCCAGTTCACTTCGACGATCTTCATGCGCGCTGTCGCCTGCTGGCGGAAGCGCTTATCCGTCGCGCTGCCCTTGCGCTTCGGGTTCCACGTCACCCACAGCTCGGCGTGCCAGTGCTCGCCCTCTTCACGCAGCGTCGGGATGAGGATTTGCCACGCGCTCTCGGTGACGCTCTCCGCTTCGTCCACCCAGGCCAGCAGGATGCGCGCCGTTGACTTGATGCTGTCGATGTTGCGGTCGAGGCCCGCGAACACGTACCGCACCCGGCCGTCCTTGGTCTTGATGTAGGTCTCGCCCAGGTCGAAGTGGGCAGCCAGCCACGGCT